GCATCTGCACAATAATTCCAAATGATAATGATATATCACCTAAGTCTGGAGTGTCATCTAAATTAACTAATTTGATTTCAATACCTAATGGTTGTGCTCTTGTTTTTAATACTTCAAGAGTTTGTGGAAATATCTGACTATCAACTAAAATAATTTTTCTATTAGACTGACTGTATGCAAGTATCATTGCCTCTGCTGCTGCAGTACCTTCATCTAGCAACGATGCATTTGCAACTGGTAATCCAGTAAGTTCTGTAATCAGTGTTTGATAATTAAACAATGCTTCTAGTCTACCTTGTGATATCTCTGCCTGATATGGAGTATAAGAAGTGTACCAAGACGGATTCTCAAATACATTTCTGAGTATTACTGATGGTGTAATTGTTCCATAATATCCTTGACCTATTAATGTTCTTTTCACAACATTATGTTCTGATATTTCTTTTAACTCTTCAAGTGCCTGTTGTTCACTACAGGGTTGTGGTAAATTATCATCACCACGAAGTAGTATTGAATCGGGTACAACTTGTCTTACCAATTCGTCTAATGAAGAAAGACCCAAATCTTTTAACATCTGAGCCTGTTCCTCTTCGGTAATACCGATATGTCTTTGAATGAATTCTGTCATGTAGTTAGTAATTCTTCTATTGGTGTTACTGGATTTATATTATAGTTAGTTATTAATAATTCTTGCTTTACATTATCATCAGTTCCTTTATCCCCACGATGCACCATTGAGTATCTAAGATTCCAAAAATTTAATTCATACTCAGCATATAATTGCATCAAACGATGATTAACATTATAAGTAATCATAAAATTATGTTTACATTTATAAACTTCATATGCAAAAAAATTATGATCAAATGACTTATGCATCTCACGATTTTTACCATATAAAAAATCTTTAATGTCATATGGAGGATCAAGGAATACAAATGTATTATCAGATCCTTCTTCATTCATAACCTTTGAATAATCAAGGTTAGTAATCTTCCAATGTTGAATTAACTTTGAAAACTCTTTGAGCTTCTTAGCACCAACTAATGAGAAGTTTGAATTAGATGCCTGTGGAGAAAATGTGCTATTCTCTGTCAATCCAGAATAACTACATTTATTCATAACAAAAAATGCAACTGCCTTTTCAAAATCATCATAAGTATCAATTTCTTCTTTGTACTTATTGAATAGTTCCTTTGCTTTTGCAGTTATTTTATCTTTGTCTCCTTCATCTAGAGTATTCTGTTTTTCTTCAAGAACTCTCTCTGATAATTCTTCACCACGATCTCTTAATTGTACCCAAAAATTATACAAAGGAACATACAAATCATTTATCCAAACTGGTATATCAGGATTTGATTTTGTAATATCAATCGCAATTGAACCACCACCTATAAATGGTTCACGATACTCTGATATAGTTTTCGGATACCACTGGGATAAAGTTTTGATTGCTTTTGATTTACCACCAGGATATCTTAATGGAGTTTTAAGTGCTTTAATTGACATTAGATAATGGCATCATTCCGTATGGATTAGTTTTTCTTTCTAAGAATTCAAGTTCAATTTTAATCTCCATCATTTCAGTAAGATCTCCAACTTTTTCAGACATCTGACGATATCCATTACCAACATAAATTTGACCTGCCATTACTGCAATAGTTGCAGCACCCCAAAAGATGTAATACCTACTTGATTTCACTTGATGCTTTAATTTTGTAAAAGATTTAGTCATGATTATATAATCAGTTTTTTAGTAGGTTTTGATATTTTATGAAACATTGTATTATATTGTTCCACAATATCTGATTGAGGATTTGAAATATAAACAATATATTTTTTTGTTATTTCTATTTTCCCCTTTTCATGTAAAGGAGACCAAGGAGCAAATGCGATTTGTCCTTGTTGAGGTGATGGGACAGCAACGATTGGATCTAAAATCGTAATTGAATTTTCATCTTCCTCAATAATGTCGGCTACTACATCTTCACCAGACCACATACGGATTAATTTTACAGTCATTTAAATTCACACTCCACCATGATTTCTGTTAACGCCGCCAAAAGATTAATCTCTTGATCTGCGACGAACGCAATCTGGAATTGATATTTTGCAATAATAAGGACAGCAGCAGGTATACTACTATTGACCAAGGAATCATATAAGCTATCGTAAATACGACGCAATAAAACAGAAGTTTCATTGTCCATGTTGGAAACAACCCACTTACGAACTTCTGGAAAGTTTTTACTTTTAAGGTTCTTAACAAGATCGTTTACAGCAACATCAGAAAAGGCAGCTAATATGCCACTATCTATTTTACCACTAATTGAGTATCTTTGCAACTCATTTAACACTCTCCTCCAATCAGGAAAATGTTTATTAATTAGTTCTGCTAAAACTTTCTTATCTGCTTCTATCTTTTCTTCATCTAAAATAAAGTTTAATCTTTTGAAGAATTCGGCAGCAATAGTCGGCTTGTCTCTTTTATTAATAGAAAAGTCAACCACACTGCACCGACTATGGAGTGGTTCGATAATCTTGTTCTTGTAATTACAGGTAAAGATGAACCTACAGTTTCTGGAGAACTCCTCAATAGACGCTCTAAGGAGGAGTTGTACATCGGAAGTGGTATTGTCTGCTTCGTCAATGATAATGACTTTATGTTTCGAGTCACTCGTAAGAGAGACTGTAGATGCGAAGTTCTTTGCGTTGTTCCGAACAGTGTCAAGAAAACGTCCTTCATCCGATCCATTAATGACATAATAATCTGCTCCTAGTTGATGGCACAATGCTTTTGCTACTGTAGTCTTACCAATACCTGGTGGACCTGACAATAACATATTTGGTATCTCACCCTTCTTTACAAAATCTTGAAAGGTTTTTTTAATCCTTTCTGGTAAGATACAATCATCAATTGTTTTGGGTCTATATTTTTCGACCCATATAAAATCACTCATAAGTCATTCCAATGACGGATTACTCCGCTAATAATAAAACAGTTAGTAACGAGATAAGAAAAGAAAATAATAGAACGTACGAAAACAATATGGTTATCGTATCGTTTAGTCTTTTCATCAGAGAAACTACCCAAGGCATACTTCCACACTCTCCATAATTTTGTCATTATAAAAAACCTTTTGATTTACTCTTTGGTTTATCAACCACTTCAATTAATGATTGTGTGAACTCTCGGTTATTCCACCAATATTCTTGAACCTGATGCCAAGATTCTACCACAAAAGATTTATTTTTACAAATAATCTTATAGTGATGTCTGTCATATGGTTTACTACTTGTCTGTTCAAAGAATAAAGGGTCATCTTTTTCAATTAATTTTACCATCTCTTTCGTCTAGAATTTCATTAATAAGTTCCTTTAATTCTTTTCTAAATGCATCTGAAAATAAATTTATAGTTCTCCTTTCCATAGGAGGAATTGCTGCACGTTGTTCTTCGATACTTTTGCCATTGCCTTTACTAGTCCCATATGACATTCCTTGAGTATTAATCGTCATGATCATCCCACGGATCTACTAAATCTTTATTTGCAAAAAATCCTTTGTATACACCGTAACCTGCTAACAAAATAGTTATCACTGCGATTGAAATCCCAAAAGTATAATCAGGATTGAATGTAAAGTGTGGTATCAATGTTTCATTGCATCTAGCAATTTTATCTGGATCATTCCAAGTGCCAGGTAATGTATACACTGGTGGACACGCTAAAAAAATCATTCCTCTGATCTCCATTGTTTTCTCATTTTAACATAAATTTCATTTTTTGCAACTATATCTCTAACTTTCTTAAATACTTGTGCAGACTTAGCATAATCACAAGTAGCATGATCTGGTTCTTGGGGTCTTACATTGCCTTCATCATCATATTTCTTTCCTGTGTGATGATTAGCATATCGCCTTGATCGGGTAAATCCCATCTCTAAAAACTTACGACACATATCCATACCGATAAAATCTTTTTCATCACGGTAGTCAAGATACATTGCAAAAATTTTGTTAGAAGATTTTACTGCTTCATCAGGAGTTTTGAATCTCCAATAATTGCATATATCGTTAGTATAAGGGCGTACCAATAGTACTCCTTGTTCTCCCCTTCCAATACGATAAAGTTTGCGAGTTTCTTCATCTGAAAAATCAAGGGTTTTGTAATCGAGTTCATAATCAAATTCTTTCATAATGATCTATCGCAAGTCCATCTTCGGACTTCCATTGCTTTAAATTGGTTTCTTAAATATTCTACTGCTGCTTTTGGATCATTGT